CGTCAGATAGCTGTCCGTTGCGTCCGTACTTTTCTCTTTCGTACTTCTCGAACGCTTCGTTTGCCTCGATGTTGATGTCTTTCATCCTTGCCATGTTGTTACTCCTTTGGTTAAAAACTAGATTCGGCGTACACAACGCGCCCATTTTTCATGTGTTCTAGAATCGGTGCAGTAAGATATTCTGCAAACAAGCGCAGATCACGCCTGTACAAACGCACAGTCACGTTGTTGAAATCATCTTGCACACCGCCTCGGCGGTAGTACAGATCAGCAAGACGCTCATGCAAAGCCCAATCGTTTCGCTCGTATGTAACTTGCTTCCATCTTGGGTTGCCGTCATAGGGTGAGCCGAGGTACGCATCGGTGGGTTTGGTTGTTAGCGCACGAGGAACGCTCAGTATGTTGATATCTAATCCCATGTTGTTATTCCTTTTCTTCGTAACATTCAACGAACCGCATATCGCAGTCACCTTGCATGAACCGAGTCCAGAACTCAGCGTCTATCTGAGGCGATGCATCTTCTACATCTGTGCCCATGATTTCTTTGTCGTCTTTGATTAAGATATATCTGTACATCTTCATTTACTTATCTCCTGTTGTTACGGCTAGTTTGCGGATGGTGCTCGGCTTAGCCAGTTCCAAGCACCATAAACGGGGTATGCGTACCCCATTATTCGGGTTGTTTGATGAGTCCATGCCATGTGTGGGGCACAGCGTCTGTGGGTTTGAGTGCCTCAATTAGCTTGATGGCACGTTTGATCTGCGTGATGCGCTCGAGAGCGACACCCGTCCAGTCGATGGCTCTCTCTGACTCCAAGTTGCCAAGCTCTTTGATTGTGCGTTTGAGCAGTCTGGTTTTGAGCTTGGTGTTCGGGCGTTGTGTGCGCTGAAAGGGTAGCTTGCGTTTTGCTTTGGGCTTGTGCGGTATTGCACCAAACAAAACCTCTACCTCTGTGCGCTTGGTCAGCGGTATCCAGTCAGTCCAATGCACGCCATTGTTGGGGATGCTCAGTTCTTTCGCAATGTGTGATGGGGTCATTAGTCTTCCATCGTCATCTAGCGCCAGTTGCAAAGCCTCTAGCTTTTTTTCTAGCTTGGTCATTAGTCTTATGTAAGCACTGAATGCCTGCTCTCGGGCAACGTCATCGGTCTTGTGCCTGAGCCCAACCCTAGCGTTGCTCAGCTCGTACCTCAAGGGCGAAAGCAACTCATTCCACAATCGCTTGTGTTGGAAGTTCCTTAGTCTCTCGGCACGCTGTGTTTTCTTGGCGTGCTCGATCTCAGCCTTCTTGAGTTCACGCATCTCAGGCTCGGGTATGTGCTTGACCAATGCGTTGTGCAATTCATTGGGGCGCATTTTTATGTATGCTTTAGTCATGTTTTGTTCCTTAGTCTTAGCAAGTATCCAGTCGGTGTCCTAGACTACGCATTGTAGCTAAACTTTCGACACTCGGCAAGGCGCATGAATGCTTGTTGTCCGCTATTTTGTACGACAGATATATCAAATTTAAAGAGCTCAATAGCCAAAGACAAATGGGGTGAACTTACCCCATTTTGTTTGAGTGCATATATAAATACTCTTATATATATAAATATATATTTAAATAGATAAGTAAGTAAGACAGAAAAGCGGAATACCATTACGAATCAACAACTTGCGCGTGTCTGGAGTTTAGGAAAGGTGCTTAATCATAGGATACCTAGTTTTTTGAAGACTAAGTACCCTTTTTTTGTTCCTTAGTCTTACTGACGCTCGTTAAGCCATGTTTCAAAGGCTTCTTCACCGCTGAGTATCTCGGGCGTGCCAAGTCCCAAGTCGATGCGGATGAGGAAGTAGTCAAAGCGTTTGGGCTCGGGGTAGATGTAGTCGATGTCGAACGCGCCTATATTGGGTAGGCACATTGTGCCCATAGGCTTGATGAGGGGCAGGTGAGTTGCTTTCATGGTTTATTCCTCAGAGTTGAAACGATTAAGAAACTCGGATGTGTGGTAGCCGAGTACGAGCGAGATGAAGACTAGCAAAACGATTACGCCACGAGGGGTTTCATCCCATATGTGAGCGCTAAAGAAGAGTATGCCTAACACAAGGGTTAGAAAGACTGTGAGTTCTGCAATGATGGTTGTACGAGACATGATTAAGTTCCTTAGTTGGTGTGATGGATTCGAGCGTAGCTTTTCATAGTCTTGAGCATTACCTTTTGGGGTAGGTTGAACGCTTTAGCCATTCCTTTTGCAATGAGTTGCAACACATGAGCAGGCATGTATTTGAGGTGATGGGCATAGCTGTGAATGATGCGCTTGGCATCTCTTGCGTGAATGTTGTTCATGATTAAGTTCCTTTCTTTATAGTGCAACAGCGCACCCCAATGCTCTTGCGAGCATTGGGCTAAGTTGTCTTAGGCTCGCAACGTCACGCCAAGATACTTGCCCACGTTGGGCGTGGAAATGTAATCGTTATCTTCGTTGGACATACGCAAGATGAATCCGCCAGTTATTTCACATGAGCGGTAAAGGTCAACTTCTACTTTTGCATCGTTGATGCCGAGGTTGCTGAAGATATTGCCGATGAATACACACGAGTCGCAGTCGTGTTTGAATTGTGGTTTCATGATTAAAGTCCTTTCGTTAGACATAAAAGAAAACAGCGCAAGACTCTCGCCCTGCGCTGTCGTTGAAAATGGGGTACGCTTACCCCATTATTTGAATTGCACAGAATCACGAATCTCTTTGACCATCTTGTCGAACTGTGCCTTAGTCATGCCAGCGTCAACAACCACGGCAATGAGTTCCTTAGTCTTCCTCTGAACTGCGACTGGCACAGCGACTGGCTCATGCCTACTGCTTGATGCAGGGGCTTGAGTCGTTGCCCACTTGGGATGCAACTTGAAGAACTTCTCAAGCATTTGCTCTGCCTTGGTGTCCTTCTTGAACGTGAGCCAATGCGACTTCTGTGACATATGGGGCTCGACCTCATACTCTTTGCCAATGATGACGGCAACCTCATTACGCCAAGCCTTGAGCGTCATGCCCTTGGCGTGCTTGGTGAGCTCGCTTGAATTGGCGAGCACAGTCGTGTACGCTTTGAGCGTACTGATAACTAGATTTTTCAATAACATGATTAACTCTCTTTCGTTTGATAATGGGGTACGCATACCCCGTTTGTTGCTGAATGTTAGAACCTTAGTACTGCTCCAACACTTATAGTATCGCATTACGGGTATTGGGCGAAGGTCATAAACGGCTACGGCTGAACCCCACCATACCCCCACCATTCCCTTTTAAACCATGGCTACCATGCCGCACGAAACACTGTTCCACACCGATTCTCAGCATTCCAGTAATACCATAGTATTATTTTATAAAATTTTAAAAACATAATGTCTAACGTTAGACAAACACCCATAAAAAAAGCCCCACGTCTAAGGTGGGGCTAAGAACGGTTTCGTTCACAAAGGAGAAGTAAATGCACTTAGTTTGGCAACTGCTTGCATTAGACTTCAGTTATAGTGTACATTAACGACATCGAGGTTGCAAGGGCCTACGCATGTTAGATCATTTAATAAATTTTGAACCAGAAGTTAGTGAGTGCTCACAGGGGTTTGTGCCCCTGGAAAAAGCTACGCCTACAAAAACACTGGACGCCAAAATCAAAACAGTTGACTGGCTCAAAGAACTGGGTGCTGTAGACACAGACACCATAACCAATGAACTTGAAACCCAAGCGGCACGCAAATCTTTTGCCAACATAGTATCTGCCGCACCATCTGAAATCACACACCAAGCACTTGCAGAAGTTAAAACACCAGCCGCTGTCCAGCATCTTGTGGGAATGTTGACCGCCTATGACTGGGAGTTTGTCAGCCAAGCCAAAGAACTCAGAGGCTATGCAGTAGCCAAAATACTTGAAGACTGTGAAAATCCCAGCGCTAATATAAGACTCAAGGCTTTGGCACTACTGGGTAAAGTCACAGAGATTGGGCTTTTCACGGATAAGATTGAAGTGAAGAAAGCAGAGTTGAGCGACGATGAGCTAGATCAGCGCATCAAAGATAAGCTCAACAAGTTCATGGATGTGGTGGACGTGTTGTCAAACAACGACGATATAACAGACTTGGAAACCAATGGATCTATCGAAGCTCACGAGTCTGACCCCGCTTGAGGCCAAGCTCATCCAACAAAATCTGCCCCACATGACTAAGGCGGAGAAGCTGGAGCTATTCGAGGATTTAGACAAGAAGGAAAAACGCGCTAGTCTACTGGCCGCACAAAACAGTATCCTTGGATTTGCCAAAGCCGTCTACCCAGGATTTAAGACTGGGCCCCATCACAGGCGGTTGGCCAAAATATTTGAAGACGTTATTACAGGAAACAAAAAACGCGTCATTATTAATATTGCACCGCGTCATGGCAAATCCGAGTTTTCGTCTTATTTGTTCCCCGCATATTTTCTGGGTAAGTTCCCAGAAAAGAAAATTATCATGGGCACGCACACTGCGGGTCTGTCAGAAGACTTTGGTAGGCGTGTACGTAACTTAATTGAGTCGGAGGAATACAATGAAATTTTCCCTACAACACAAGTTGCGGAGGATCAAAAGGCGGCTGGCAAATGGTCTACGTCGATGGGAGGTCAATATTATGCGGCGGGAGTCGGAGGTGCTCTCGCTGGCCGTGGCGCTGATTTGTTTGTTATTGATGATCCGCATAGCGAGCAAGATGTAAAGACCAACTCACGTTTGGCGTTTGATACGGCTTGGTCTTGGTTTCAAACAGGCCCACTCCAACGTTTGATGCCAGGCGGAGCCATCATCGTAATTATGACGCGGTGGTCGTTGCTTGATCTGACGGGAAAATTGATTGATTACCAAACCAAGAATCCCGAAGCAGAACCTTGGGAGATCGTGGAGTTACCTGCAATACTACCTTCGGGTAAACCCCTATGGCCAGAGCAGTGGCCAATTGAAGCGTTAGAGAAAACAAAAGCATCTCTTGACCCAAAGTACTGGAACGCCCAGTACATGCAGCAACCCACATCAGACAACAGTGCAATCATTTCCAGAAAGCATTGGAGGGTTTGGACGGCAGATGAGCCGCCAAAGTGTGAGTACGTCATCCAGTCTTGGGATACTGCGTTTGAGACCAAAAACAATTCTGACTATAGCGCGTGCACAACGTGGGGGGTTTTCTACAATGAAGAAGAGAACGACAGTCCGCAAGTCATACTCCTTGATGCGTTCAAGGATAGAATGGCGTTTCCTGAACTGAAAGCGATTGCACTCAAACACTACAAGGAGTGGGAGCCCGATGCGTTTATTGTTGAAAAAAAGGCGGCGGGTGCTCCCCTTATACAAGAGCTACGCAGCATGGGCATTCCCGTGCAAGAGTTCAGCCCCAGTAGAGGTAATGACAAAATGGTGCGGCTTAACGCCGTTGCAGACTTATTCAGTTCCGGAAAAATCTGGGCACCAGACACACGCTGGGCAAGAGAAGTGATAGAAGAAGTTGCGTCTTTTCCTGTGGGAGAGCATGATGACTTTGTGGATACAACATCGCAAGCGCTACTTCGCTATAGGCAAGGTGGCTTTATTTCGTTAGACTCTGACGAAAGGGACGAGCCGTCCATATTTCGTAGGCGTCAAGCTGCATACTACTAATGGCAACACAAAAATTCATGGGTAGGAACCAACTGATAGACCGACTGGCCGCGCAGATGGGTTCGCGTGAAGGAGCATTAGATGTGCTGCGCCAGCGTGGTCATGTAGACGCACAGGGGAATTTGACAGAAGCCGGTAAAAAGCGCGATGCTATGACGGCTGAAGAACGCGCTCTAGACAGAGCAAGCCAACGCACAGGTAAGAAACCGTCGGCCTTTAAATATGACCCAAGCACAAACAGTGCAACCTTGAGAAAGAAATACTGACATGGCAACAAGTAATTTTGATAAAGCGCTTTATCAAGCACCACAAGGCATAGATGCTTTGGCTGAACAAGAGTCCCCACTAGAGATTGAGATTGTTGATCCTGAAGAAGTGAATATCCACGCAGGAGACATGGATATTAGCATCAAGCCAGGCGAAGACGGGGAAGAAGGCTTTAGCGATAACTTGGCCGAGTACCTAGACGAAGGTGCCTTGTCTTCCTTGGCAGGAGACTTGGACAGTGATATTGACCAAGACCGTGGTTCACGCAAAGAGTGGGAGAAAGCCTACACAGAAGGATTGAAACTTTTGGGCTTGCAGATTGAGCAGCGCACGGAGCCTTGGGATGGCGCGTGTGGTGTGTTTCATCCTATGATTACGGAAGCAGTTGTACGCTTCCAAGCCGAGACAATCACAGAAACATTCCCCGCGCAAGGGCCCGTACGTACAAAACTCTTAGGTAAAGAAACGCCAGAGTTGAAAGAGAAAGCCACAAATGTCGAGAACGACATGAACTATGAGTTGACGGAGACCATGAAAGAGTTCCGTCCAGAGCATGAGCGCATGTTGTGGTCACTGCCCGCCACAGGTTCAGCGTTTAAAAAGGTTTACTATGATCCTGGCCTTGGCCGTCAGGTCAGCGTGTTTGTGCCTGCGGAAGATATTATTCTTCCCTATGGCGCCACAGACATGGACACTTGCTACCGTGTGACGCACGTTATGCGCAAAACCAAGAACGAGATTCTTAAATTGCAGCAAGCGGGGTTCTATCTTGATATAGAGTTGCCAGAAGCCAGCAAAGAAAGAAACGACATCAAGCAAGCCAAGGACAAAGAGACTGGCTTTAGTGATTTAAATGATGATCGCTATACTTTGTATGAGTGCCACGTTGACTTGGATTTGGAAGGCTACAAAGATGTAGATGAGGAAGGCGAAGAAACCGGAATTGGTTTGCCATACGTAGTAACCCTAATTAAAGGAAGCAATGAAGTCTTATCTATTAGGCGGAACTGGGAAGAGGGAGACGACCTCAAACTCAAACGACAACACTTTGTCCACTACCAATACATCCCAGGATTTGGAGCCTACGGCTTTGGACTCTTCCACCTCATTGGAGGATTTGCCAAATCCGCTACAAGCATTATGCGTCAACTTGTTGATGCAGGTACCCTCTCCAACCTCCCCGGTGGCCTCAAATCAAGAGGGCTTCGCATCAAGGGTGATGACACGCCGATTGCACCGGGCGAGTTCAGAGACGTAGACGTTGCGTCTGGCAACATCAGAGACTCGATACTACCCTTACCTTACAAGGAACCCAGCAACGTCTTGTTCAATTTGATGAACCAGATTGTTGAAGAAGGCAGAAGATTTGCGGCTACTGCAGACATGAACATCAGCGACATGTCTGGCCAAGCACCTGTGGGAACCACGTTGGCTCTTCTTGAGCGCCAGCTTAAAGTGTTGACGGCCGTTCAAGCGCGTGTGCACTTTGCTTTAAAGCAAGAGTTGAAACTCATCAAGAATTTAATCCGTGACTACACGGACACTTCTTACACATACGAGCCAGAGTACGGATCGAAGAGAGCCAAGAAGGAAGATTACGACTTGGTTGACGTGATTCCTGTGAGCGACCCTAATGCGGCAACAATGAGTCAACGTGTGGTGCAGTATCAGGCCGTAATCCAGATGGCGCAGATGGCACCTCAGATTTATGACTTGCCCCAGTTGCACAGGTCGATGCTTGATGTGTTGGGTATCAAGAATGCTGAGAAGCTCGTGCCCTTGCCTGATGACCAGAAGCCAACTGATCCAATCAGCGAAAACCAAGCCGTATTGAAGGGTAAACCCTTAAAAGCATTTATGTACCAAGACCATCAAGCGCATATCAGCGTGCACATGTCCTTGATAC